CAACGTGTAATCGTTTCGCACTGGATAGCTGAGCAAACCTTTCAGCTGTATCCATAAATGCATCAATCCATTTTTGTTTCATGCTCGTTCAAATCCCACATCCTTCATCATGTTCTCAAGCATATCATCAGCATTTTCATTAGTGAGAATTGCTGGATCTTCTTTCAAACCACGCCAACCTGCAATTTTGAATTTTGGTTTCTTACCATCAACAGTCCACTTCTTACCATTCCAATGTGCAAACTTATAAAATGGCCAATTACCTTCTTCTTTAGTTTCATAGAAACCAACGTAGTGTGGATTCTCATCAACAGGATACCATTCAGTGACTGTTTCTTCATACTCTGCCAGTTCACGCTCTGCTTCTTGCTCATCCATCCAATCATCATGGCGTCCAAGTAAGTCAGTGAAGTCAAGAATTTCATCTGGAAGATTTTCCAATGATGCACGATCGCTCATGTCATATTCATAGAAGTCATCATAACCATCTTGGAACATTCCACAGAAACCCATTCCTGGTTCCCAATAAATTGCTCTTACATCATATTCTTGACTATCCATATATTCATATAAAGCAATCGGTGGAGACCAAGCAGAATCAAATGAAACCCAAATGGTATTATCGTCTTGTCGTTCCCAATCATGGATCGATGCGTCCCACTTAGTACCCCAGTTATTTACTGACCATTCATAATCCCATTCACCATCTGGGTTTGGATAGATGGTATTGAATATCTGGATGCGTTCACTTTTAAGATTTGCTTCGATTGCATCAATCTTAGATTTATCTGGATGGCTAATTGTTAATGTATTGTCGCACCAATTTGGCATAATAAAACTCCTTAATATATTTTTTCAATTTTTGAAATAAATTCAATTTCCTGCTAGCAACTAGGCACTCGCTCCAGTCTCTGGAGCTACAGATTTTTTTGTTGACTTCCCCTTCGTAGGTGGTTCAACAGATACCATCCCTGCTTCATACACAAGTTTGTGTGTAATCTTTGGATACAACTTTGTAAGTTTCTGATCTTTAACTGCAAGAACAACTTTGGCTTCTGAAGGATGTACGTTCTCAAGCAACTGAATAAACAAAGTTTCTCTGCGTAGTGGTGTTAAATCTTCACGACAGAAAATATACAACTTGCGCATTTCCATATGCAAGTTTCCTGGACTCATACCAATCGGAGCAGCATCTTCTTTGAATGGAGGATCTCCCTCTGGTAGATTAAATTTCTTTTCAGGATTGAATGCATGTTCAAATAATAGTTTGAGTGCACCACTATCTTTATATTTTTCAATATTAGAAGTATCTGCATTGATATCTTCAAGCAATTCAGTAATAAGTTTCGATGACATTAAAAGTCCTCCAGTTCGTCAAGTAGTAGACGACACTTATGTTCAATCAAATAATTCATGATAGCCATTTTGTCGCCCACAGGTTTATTATTCACATATGTATCTATAATCTCTTTTGATACATCCTCAGGAATGAATTGAAAATCAACCAACGTAGCATTGCGATGCCAGTTGCGACGTTCCTCATCATTCTTACATGCTGCAAAACCATTCTCAATAAATTCTTCAAGTCGTTTTGCACTAACAGGTTTCTGACGTTCGCCACTGACGAATACATCATCAGGACTAAGAATATTTGGAATACCATCGTCACCTGCTTTAACAATGTGAGTAATGTATTTCTCTTGTAACTCACGATGTGTTACTTTAATATATTTCTTTTGAATAGGTGACCACTGAACCACGTTATCATATTTCTGTAGTTGAATGAAGTCACCATCAGAAGAAAGAATCAATACTTTCTGTGGTTCCTCAACGAGTCCTTGTTGAACAAGATCATTTTCCTGTGTCCACTTAGCAAGTACTGCGATAACATCATCTGCTTCAGCACGATCCAAATGAATCACACGATACGGAAAATGTTTTGCAATATCATCACGCATCTCAGACAGCGTGTCAAAGATCAGTGTCCAGTTTAGATGGCTTGCATCACGTGCTTTCTTTCGACCTGCTTTGTAGTTGGGAAAGAATTCCCTACGCCAATACTTACGTCCATCACAACAGATAACCAACTCGCCATACTCTTTACCATATTTCTTTTTATATGATTTGAGTGTAGAGAGGGTTACGTGACGAATCAAGTTCTTAACCTCAGACTCACTTCCAGTTAGTTCACGCTGGAAGGATAGGATGTTGCTCAATGCAACTTGTGAATAGTCAACTAAAATCATTAAAATGCTCCAAGTAAAATTGTTTCTTCATTGAAGCGACCATTCGGCACAGCAGGTTTAGTCCTGATTGTTTTGATGGCATTATTCAATGCACGTTTCCCTAGCGATAACCCTTTGAAGAATTCTTCAGGTTTACGCAGAGTCATGCGTTTAGATTCTTTAATATCGAATCCAATAATTGTTGTTCCCTTAACTGACAACGTGTTACCGTTCTCACCCTTATACACACCAAGATGTTTATACTTGGTGTTGTAATACCAAACCTCAACCGATCCAATAATGCTGGCTGGGTTCACAGACTTAATACCGAGTTCGGTAAATTCTTTCATATACTTCATCTTCGCTACTTGCACAGATGCAGGTTTCTCTTTACGCTTACGTGGCGCACGATTAGCCTTAGCAGTTTGTACTTGTTGTTGACAGTCAGCAATGATTGTTTCAACAAACTCAGCGAACTTCTTCAGTTCACGTTTAGTGAAGTGTGAATAACCTTCTACCAGTTGCTCATCATTTCCTTCAATCGCTTCTCTAAGTTCTTGGGCAGTACCCACAAACAATTCTCCAATGCGTTTAGCAATCGGTCCAGCCACTTGATTACCAGCAAGGTAATTCTTGGCTGAGAAGTCAGACTTACAACCATTGAGAACAAAGTCATCAATCGCTCCCTCAATCTCGCCAGCAAGTTCATGTGCCTTTTCTTCCATACGTTCTTGTATAGATGGTAGTGGGATTACATTCTTTGGGGTTTCTTTAACAACTTTCTGCACAGGTTTAATCGTAAGCGCAGTTAGTTCAGTTATTTTATTTGCGAGATATAGTTCTTCTTTCTCCATAAGCATGGATCCATTATGAACCAATCGTGCAAGAATACCAGCATGACGAAAATGATGTTCGTCAATTTTAGTGAGTGCCACTGCAAGTTTCTTATCTTGCTTTGCAACATATGAGATAAGCCACTTCTTCTTATCCTTGTCGTCATGTTCAAAATTGTAGTAGTTCAGTGCTTTCAAAAAGTCTGAACCATACTTCTCGGTTGATAGTGAGGGTTCACTACCTTTCAGAGCCAAGACCATCTCTTTACGTTTTGCAGAATTCATTGCCATAGGTATATTACCTCCAAGTTATAATATAATTATACCTGAAAGCTGAATTATTGTAAAGCATTATTTTCTTGTAGTTGCGCAGAAACAACGAAATTGATAATCTCTAGACGAGTTAGAGAGCTACAGTTCTCCCACATAGAGAAATGGGTGGAATTTGGGATACGAACCTCTTTTGTTTGCGGGAAAAGTTCTTTAAACTCATCATAACCACCTGTTGTGGCTTCATAATCATATTCACCTAAAATTGCAAGAATAGGACAGGTAATCTCTTCAGGATTAAACCCATGATCGTGATGGTCTACGTAATAATTATTGATATCGTTTACAACTTGTGCTGGAACTCTCCAAGTTTTTTTGCCAATCACTTCAAGTACAGATTCTTCCCACCCTTCAAGTTTGTTTGATTTTGAAATTAACTTATCACTAATTTTTGCAATACGTTCTTTCTTCAATTTCTCCATACCAGTTTCAAAATGAAGATCGTGTTTCTTGTAGTATTTTACATCAGTGCGAATAGCAGGACTATGAATAATAACTTTGTCAAACAACTCCCAGTTTGCTGCGATCAATGCTGGTGCTGTTGATGTTGAAAACCCTAAGATTGTTTTGGAAACATACTTGCTGGTATCAATGTCTTTTAGTGCAAACTGAATTTGTTCTGCATAAGCAATACGATCATAAGAAAAGTATTCTTCACTCTCGCCATAGCCTGCTGGATCTAACAATACTACATCTATACCTGCAGCTCCAAAATAATCAACATGAGTGAATCCTTCTGGT